CATAATTACATATTTCCACGCTTGAAGCCATTGCGGATTGCAATAATTCTTCAAAACCATCTCTTGCAAAATTCTCAAAATCATCTGTTTCAAAACCACTAACTGTATCGTGATTAGTGTTCATTAAATACCATTCTTGCGCCATTAAACCACCACCTAATTGTAAGCAGTAGGCTTTTGGTTAGCAATCATCTGTTCACTTTGAGAATCGCAATAATCCAATTCCTCTTTGGCAGCGGCTTTTCCGCCTTGTCCTGCCGTTATACTTAAATCTTTACCAGTTATAGAAACCTGCTTGTTAATCCTCGAAACCTCGCGCTCCTGATAGCTCTGTTTCATAAAGGCAGCTAATGTATCTATGGAATATTGATTGAGAGTAGTATCAAATTCCATTGATTCTGAATCAAAGTTAATAGGAGAAAGCTCGATTGAGTATCTACCAACAGCTTTCTTTAGCCATACTATTTCGAGGGCTTCTGGAATAACTACCTTATCCTTAAAGCTGGATTCAAAACTGTCAAAGACATCTTGTGCTGTAGTATTCACGATAAGCACCTTCTTTTATTTAGTTTTAATTGAGCGGATATTCTGTATATTTAGAAATATACATAATCTTGCGGAAGTCATTAAAGCCAAGCCTTTCAATGGCTTCATTAAGTGCATATTTCTCCGCTCGTGTTACAATGTAGTTTGGCAATTCTTTTTCAAACTGAGATTGTGGCATATCAAATAGTTTCTTTGCAATATCATCTGTAAAGACAATCTGTTTTCTATCATCAGTTTCAAAACCAAGCCAACGGCGAGTAGCTTCATCCTCAATATAAATTGTAGCATGACTACCTTGCCCATCTGTGCCGGCGAACAATTTATTGCCATTATAAACTTGTGATTGAATTTCACTCCGCGATAAGCGATGTTTAGTGTTTCTTGCCATAAGAACATCACCTATTTTATTTCTCAAAGCAAAAGTGACGTTCCAACCTGCAATATTACGAACCGAAACATTCTTTTCTAAATCTTCATCAGTCCAATTCGTGGGGTCTACATTGTTATTAACCTTTGTAGTTGTTTTCTTGGCTTTTGTTTCTGCCATATTCAATACCTCGTTTCAATTATTATTTCAATCTAATCTATACGGATTGATTGTATTTATGATTTCAACTAAATTTTATGTTTAACCTCATTGTAGAGGGTAATTATTCGGTCAACCCTTTCCGATTTTTTGAATATCCAATATCTTGTATTACTAACGGAATTGATTTTTGAAACATAGCATTTCTCACCGAATGCACTTAAAAAGTGAAATAATTTAAGAGAGTAGCAGTAAAAATTAACATTGTTTTCCATTGGATTTTTCTCCTAACAAAAGCGGGTATTTCAATTTTGAAATACCCGCCAAAAAATTATTAAATGTGGTAAGTAATTATCTTACAAACATTTCAAGCATTAAAGTACGCTCAAATTAGTATCAAGCATAGTACCAATCTTATGCTCTTTGCCCTTTGCTACATCAACAGCAATTTCCAAATCATAGCGGCTAATGAGTTTACCGGTCTTAACGTCCTCACCAGTCATAGAGGTCAAACCACCGCGAATCCAAGTCTTAATAGGAGATTCAACGCCAGTAGGAACAACAATAGCCAAACCTTCGGGATTTAACTTTGCAAAGTTTGTACCATCGGCATTCAACTCATACTCATTGTAGGGGTTTGGAATCTCAACAAGGTTTGTGCCATTATATGTAGCAAGTAAACCGCGAGTCGCAATTTCATCCATAACTTTCTGTGACATACCAAGAATAGTGTTTGTGTTGATTGAACCAACATAACCAGCCCACGGAGTAAACTGTGAAACAACACCATAAGCACCAAATACGGTTGGTTTACCGTTAGGACGTACCTTTGCGATTACATCGTCAGCGCCAGCCTTTGTAAGACCACCAGCTTCAAGTGTGTACTTAACACCAGTAGCATTCTTTATTGCATTATAAACAGTTACAAGGATGTAGTTGATAGCCTTGTTATAAATCATAGTTCTAACAATAGCCATGCCCTCATTTTCCTTGCTCATATCGCCAAGCTTAACTCTACGATAATCTACCTGATAACCGCCAGAAACGGTTTTTGTACCAACAGGGTATCTGGTCTTTACAGGCGCAATAAACGGAACGTCACCGTTGTTAGCCTGAACACGTGCGCCATCACCAACAAAGTTATATACTTCGCGCTCGATAGACTGGTCAAAACCAATTTGCTCAAAAGAACCGAATACGCTGAATAACTTCATCTCCTGAAGAACAGGAGCTTCAATAACGTAACGTCTAATTGTGTTCAACTCTGCGATAGCAGAAGTGTCGCCGGACTCGGCACGCTCGCCAAGACTCTTGATGTGCTTAACAGCCTTATCAGCAGCCACACCAAACTTGCTAATTTCTTCACCATTAGCCATAGCAGAGAAAACCTCTACGATAGCAGAATGTGAATGAAGTCTTTGCGCGTCAGCATTTGTAATATAATTAGCGTCTTTGCGCACATTATTAAGTTCAATAATTGTATTAAACATAAGTCACATCTTCCTTTCTATAAATTTTCAATTACTCAGTAGCATCGGCAACGCAAACCTTAACTTCAACAGCAGCCTCGGTTAGTTTCACGCCAGTCTTAGTGACCTTAAAATAAACGCCCTCGGCAGAACCAGTCTTTAGTGTGCCATCCGTATGTGCAACAAGAACAGTACCAACTGTTTTGCCAGTTACGCCGCCTGTAATGTGTTTACCGTCAACAATCAATTTCAGACCCTCGATGCTCTTAACATCAATGCCTCTTAGACATTCACCAGCCGCAAATGTAACGTCATCTTTATAAGAATCGTCACCATTTACGATGTTCATAATAAGATATAAAGTATCTTCATAAGTGATAAAGTCATAATTCTTAACTGCATTTGTAGAAATGATAGTAGGGTCGTTCTTAGCAGCAAACCCAGCACCAATAGTTCCAAATTTAATCATTTGTCATCTTCCTTTCTATTTGTAAATTAAGCAAAAATATCGACATCTTCCTCAACAGCAGGAACGATAACTTCTACTGCTGCGTAAATGTCATCAATTTGTGTTTTAGCCGCGTTTTGCTCTGCAATTTTCTTTTCAGTTTCAGATTTCGCGGTTTTGCCAATGCCCTCATAAATTTTGTTGACAACTGAATTGATTTCAACGTTTACAGGGTCAGCCTTAAATGCTTCAATTTCTGCCTTTGCATAGTCTTTCTCCACATCAGAGAATCCAGCGATAGCAGAATTTAGTTCGCCGATACGCTCTCTTGCTTTCGCTTTGCCAAGTTCCTCGCGGAGAGCATTAGCTTCGGCACAAAGAGTGCTGTATTTTTCGTCAAGAGCCGCAAACTCAGCCTTGCATTCGTCAAGAGCTTTCTGAATAGCTTCGGAAGTAGCAACGGCTTCATTTTTCTCTAAAACAACAGCTTCCATCTTCTCATTAATCTCAGCAATCTGTTTCGCACAATCTTCTTTGCATTGGTTAATCTCAACCTCTGCATTTGTATATGTAGAAACGGTCTGGTCAACGAGTGCCTTAATCTCAGCTTCGGTCATAGTCGTTTCCTCCTTATTATTTGAATTTAATTCCAACAATTTTGCGTTAGAATCGCTTGGTTTAATCCCAATAAGAGAAAATCCGCTGTGAATGAATTTCATTGGGATTCTGCCTTTGTCTTTATAACCATACTTGTAAATAATTCCATCCTCGTCCTCGGTTCTCATAATTTCCACGCTGCCTTGTGGATAAAAACCTTGTGCAAGTTCATTATCGAGTTTTTCACAGAAATTATGGTAACAAGAGCTATCTATTTCTCCTTCGCCGATACAAACCGTAATCTTATCACCATTTTCATCTTCGATTTCGTCAATATATCCATTTGTAAATGTTCCGATTGTGGTTGCGTTTTCAAAAATAGGTACTCCATCTTCAATATCCGTCAATCCGTGTCCGCAAATTTCGGTTCGCTCATCATCTAAAAATTCACAACGTAAAAACATTCCCTTGATGCTATCTAAATTTCTTTCGCAATATTCTCTAATCCAAGTAATACCATTGAGGTTATACTGCGTTCCTACTTCATTCTGTAAATCAATGCAATCATCTGGATGTATCTTGTATAAAACGAGCTTAAATTTGCGCCGACCATTTTGACCTTTCTTTTTGGTTTCGCTAAAAATCTCAAAAGTTTTCATTCATTTCACCGCCTTTCATTGGAATTTGTGTATATGAAAAAGGATAATGAAACTACCCTTTTATCAACAAAAAAGCCCACCGTTTAGGTGAGCAAATAATTACTTATTATCTGAGGGTGATGGCATAGCATTGCCGTTATTACCCTGAGATTTAATTGTATTTTCAGTTGGGTCATCAGTCTTAGGTCTGCCACCTTTATTATCATCATTTTTTGATAACGTGAAACTTGTTTGGTGAGGAAGATATTTTTCGCTAAAATTTTCTTCCTTTTCGTGGTCTAATAAAGCAGTAAATACTTCCTCGGACAGACCGCAAGCTGCCGCCCACGCAATCAAAGTGCCACACCCTTGTAAATATAAATCCTTAAAATTATTAACCATTGACTTCTGATTAACACAAGTTATTGGTAAATAATTTACCTCGGCTTTATTGTTTTTGTCTTTAATAATATTTTCAGAAATACATTTATTTAACTCATTTGCAATTTGCTCAACCCATTGGCAAACTTGCCTTGTAATTAATTCAAGATTCTGCTCCTGCGCGGCATAACTACCGCTACCAACACCATTTAATAAAGCTCCCGCAATACCAAGTCCGAGAGCCATTCTGTCGTTCAAATTTTCTTCATTTTTACTATCAAAAATATTTGTGTTGTTCGTATCAAGCATATTAATTTTTGTGCCGGCAGCAACAGAAACAACAGTAGAACCACTTTTGTTTTGTTTTGTCAAAATAGCACTTTTTACAGTATTGTGTTGGTTTTCTTGCTGTGTTTTTGTCAACGCACTTGTTCCTTTTTCCTTGCCCTCCGGAAATGTTTGATAAAATACTTTATTGTTAATTTCATCAAGCACTCCACGTTTTGTAGCTATGAAATAATCATTATACAAAATATCATTGATTGCCGCCAAAACAAGAGGTCTACCATATGGTTCGCTCATTTCACTACGAATCTTGTGGACTATCGTATTTTTTACATTTAATGCAACCCAATTACCATTTTCCTTAAAACCTTGTTTCTTTTTTTCGTTATAAGCATCACGAATTTCTTTAGGAAACTTTCTTAATTTCCTATCAACAGGCTCATTTGAATTAAGTGAGAAGTAATCCAAATTAAAGGCAATTTGGTAATAGTTGTTTCTTCTATGTATAATTCGAGTATAATCAGTGGGCAAAGAAATAATAGAAGCCTTAACTTCTGCATCATTAATTTCAACGATTGAAGAAATATCAAAATCATTATAGTATTTTTGGTTACTTATCGGTCTTTGCGCCGTTTCAAAATAATAAAAAGCAATGCCGTCCACCATTCCTCTCCATAAGGCATCTCTTATAAATTCCCTATCTTTAATCATTTTAAGAGTTAGATTCATTGCTTCTTGATTTTTCTTTTTTTTTGTTTTGCTTTTACCGTTTGTAACAATAACCTTGTCTAATGTCAACATTGCGGTAAGGTAATCTACAGTATGAGTATAAGTACCGTTAGTATTATATAGCATACGTGAAATCTCACGTAATTCTTGATTATGCCCCATTGGGTCACGAATCATTGCCATAAGTTGTTCGGTATCATATAACTTCAATATATCTAAACCAAAATAATAATAAGATAATGTTTGACTCGTTGAGTATGAATTAAATTCTGCAACAGGAGCAGTAGAAGATGCCTCTGCACTATTAGTTTCAACTGCTTTTGGTTTATATTGCGGTTTATTATTCTTATAATAATTTTTTCTTTTATTTGACATTTTCTACCTCCTTTCTGTTAAATATATTATCACCTATCTATATATTCCCACTTCAAACGTGTGCCGTCTGGTAATTTTCCGGCGGTAACACGATTATAAATTCCTTTACATACTCTATATATTCCAAGCGGTTGTATTCCATATTTTTCTCCCGCTTCTTGCATAGAATTAAATTCCTCACCAGTTGTAATACAACGAACTTTTTGTTTTATTTGGTCTGACGGATTATAATTGCAATAACCATATTTAGACAATAATTTCAAATAAGAGCTAACAGAATTAACTTCAATATTATTGTTTTTAGCAATATCTTTTATCATTTTGCCATTTTGATAATCTCTCAAAATTTTCCATGCAATAGGGTCATTATATTTTTTATAAACATCATCCCACGGAATATCATCAAATTTTATTTTTGAATTAGAATTAATATATTTAATAAACGCATCATTCTTTTTTATATTGCCAACAATATACTGATAATCAGATTTTATAGCATCAATAACTATATAGTTATTTATTCCATTATCAATAGCAAGATTATACTTTAATTTGTCATTATCCTGTTCATCCTGTAATGTTTTGTGTGAAAGTCTTAAAAGATAACTGTTTTTATAATGCTGTTCGCCATTTATTTCAATGATACAATTATCATTTGCATAAACATCATATCTTCTTCTACATGACCAATCAAACGCAATTTCATTTATGTAATTAATATCACAAATTTCCAAAATTGAATTTATAATTCTATGCCCCATAGAACGCCCTTTTGAACAAATCGGGCAAGTTAATCCAACTTTAACAACATTATTAATAGATTTTTGTTTGACGATTGTTCCGCAATTTGGACAATACCAATCTGCCTTTTTGTCGGAACATCGTGTTACTGTATAACCTATATTTGGATTGACTAAATATTTAGCAACATCTGGATTTGTTGTCCATAAATCATTTTTCCCAAGGTAAAAACCTCGCCCGCTACATTTTTGACAAATAACCCAATTATGTTTTAATTTTGAAAGAACATTATTGGGAGAAATCATTATTTCATTTCCGCACTTAACACATTTGTGCATTATCCTCATAGCAGTCTTTATATACTTTTCTGTTGGTAAAACCTGTAATGGATATTCATTTATTTTATTCAAATAATCTTCATGCGTTCTTACACGACTTCCATTTTTCATTTTTATCACTCCTATTAATCACTCTATTATCATAAAAAATGGCAAGTTGTCTAAACAACTCACCATTTTTCTTATATTTATATCTTGATATACCTTGTTCTTTTTTTACAAAAGTATAATTAATTCCGACAGATTTAAGATAATCTACTTCATCTCTCCATTGAGTTGAATATTCATTATCAAATAATTTTCTATCAATCAATTTACAAACACTCCCACTTCATATTCTTGTAAATCTGAAAATAAATCTTTTTCCAATAATGTAGAAAGCCACGAAGAATAAGAGCAAGCACTATAATGGTCTTTGTGAGCATTTGAATTTTCACGCAAAACTATAACGCCAGTATCTTTCTTTTCGTAAGTTAATCCTACACATTCATTTATTAATACTTGCGTTTCCAAAAATGGTCTTTCAAAAAATATCTGTGTTTCACCATCTGGTGCCGCAAGATAATCTTTATTTTGTAGTAATATTTCTTCTTTGGCTATATCATAAGGGATTAGAAATTCAATTAAATGCTGTTCTAATACTCTACGAAAATCCAAAGCAATATCACTATTTAATTTTTGAACGGCATTTATAGCATATATACAAGGTATTGCTCCCTCTGATTTGATTCTACTTGCTATACCATCATCATTCATACAAGATAATGGAGAATATTCAACATTGCGTTCTTCATCATACATCACACGAGCAAGAGCATCATAAACTGCAATTCCAGCATTTCGAGTATCAAGGCAGATATAATCTCCTGAAAAATCTTCGTATAGTTGCCTTATCCTTCTCGCTTGCATATTTGTATCTCCGCCTTGTATTGACTCTATATATGGCACTATCCTTCGATAACCACTACTAATTTCTAAATCCCCCATATCAACTCGTTCATATCTTTTCGTTTCAGGCAATAATCTCATACAAATAAATACAGAGTTATCATTACCTTTTTTTGTAACAAAAGCCATATCACAAGCTACTATTCGTATTTCGCCCTTTTGCTTTGGAATAATATATGGGTTTCTTTTCCCTGCCCTAAAATCAAACGATGTTCTTGGGTAAAATACCTGTCTATTGACTTGATTTTGTGTAAACATTTTTCTTGTAAAGAAAGCTGCTTGATTTTCTTTTAATCTACAATTCTTAAATTCCAATAACCAAGTTAATCTATCTTGTTTTACTTTTTCTTTTAATAAATCTTCACGCTTTTTAATGCCGAAATATAACGCAACGGTTTCATCAAAAGCCAATAGGCAAGACGGTTTATCGTTTAGCATATCCTTGAAAGCCAAATCGACTATTTCCCACATCCAAGTATCATCACTACCATTATCAAAATAACTTGAACTGATATAAATATCAGTAGCATCTTCTTGCAAATCTTTTATTTTATCATAAGGTTTTTGCGACATATAAGGAGCTGGGCGAATAAATTTAAAAGGAGAAAGAACACTATCATCAATCCATTTTGGAATTTGACGGCATTCCTCTCTAACTATATCTGTAGCTCTATATCCGCGTGCATTATCAGAAGCAACTACAACTATTATCTTGCTTCCGTTGTGAAAAGCAACTTCAACATCATTGCTGTTAGTTGTTATCTTTTTTATCTCCTTTTTAAGCACGGGCGACCAAGAGCACAATTCTTTTTCTATCTTTTCTGAAACCAACAATTTTGCTTGATTTTTAGTACCAGAACACAATACGATAGATGATTGAGGGTATAGAATCGCTTTACAACACGCATAAATTGCAATAACAAAAGATTTTGCACTTGCACGACTTGCAATGCAAACAAAAGTATTATTTATGCCCATTAAATAAAGCATTATTGTTTGATATAGTTTTAATGATAAACCTAAATAATCAGTTGCAAACCTATGTAAATTTCTTCGCCAAAATGTAACCCATAATATAAAATGTGCCACAAAATTAGCGTCGCCCAATAGAGTGTTATTAGAAAATTGCTGATGTAAAGCCTTTTGTTTTTCGTCAGCATACTTATACAACCCATTTACGGCACGTGGGTCTAAGACGACTACAGATTGAGTAGATTTAATTTGTGTTTTACTATTCATCTTCATCACCATCTTGAATTGAATATTCAGGGTCTTGTTCATTCGTGCCAAACTGCAAATTCTTTAATGGGCGGGTAAAGAATCTGCTTATAATACCGCCAATGCCATCATAATCTTTATATAATTGTTTATTTTTGTAAAACTCCGACGGTGTATATTTCTCTATTGTAGAGATAGTAACACCTGTTATAAAATCTTTACTTTCATTGGTGTCTTTAACGCTTTTCAGCCCTGATTCTTTGAAATACTTAATATATAATTCAGAAAGGTCTTTATAACCCTTTGTGTCTTTTTCACGCATAGCTTTCTTTTGCTGCATATAAATTTCACACAATGTAGTAATAAAAATTTCCTGATTACTGTCGCAATTCGGATTGGATTTCTTTAGATATTTATAATGCGTATTTAAGATTTGATAATCATAATAATCATAGCCAGCTCCCCATTTTTCAATATCCTTTGGGTCTATTTTTTCATCGGCACTTTCTTCATAAACATTATCATATTCATCTACAATAGCAACACGTTTTCCTTTAACTTTCTTTCTATCTCCGGATAAATTAAAAGCTCCTTCATTAATTGAATCATCGAATGTCTTTCCGTGGTGCTGTGCCATGTTAAGCTGTCTAAAATAGTTCCCAATTACTGTTTCGTCATTCGTATCACATTTATCAAATAAATCTTCATTAAAATAAATATCAAAAGCAATACACATTCTTTGCATAGCCATTTTATTACTCTTAAAAACCCTTGCATATTGCCCAAATTTATGCGAGAAACAATCCTTGCAAATTGGCAACATTGAATCTATGTAAAAATCACTATTTGATTTGTAATATTTAGAAACAATAAGCGAATCGCCACAAGTGCAGCAGACACGCTTTTCACTTTTTTTTGGCATATCTGCCACCTCCTTCATATCAACTAATGTTTGAAATATCAACTAAAAAAGGCTACCCGTTAGGATAGCCAAATAATCAATCTTCGCCATGATTGATTAAATATTCAAGATAATCAAATGCCATTTTCAAAACTTCAATGGTTTCTTTGTGGTTACAATTTGTACAATCTTCGCAACACTCGCCACATATATCATCGTTTTCTTGATAACAAATTTCGTATTGCTCACAATTAGTATTATGTAATGCAATAGAACTTGGAATGTCGCCGTCAAACAACATTTTATCTGTATTTTCAATGACTATTTTACCATTTTCATCCTTAACTGGTTTAATGTTCAAAAACAAAAATTCATCTAATGTAATATAATATTCGTCATCATAATTTTCGTCAATTTTAACGTTGCCAATATCAACATCTTCATATTGTAAAAACCACCGCAAAATATCAACCACATCATAATTAAAAGATATGATGGTAATTGATTCTCCATCGGAAGCTATTTCGTGCATATAATCATATAAATCCGCATAATCTTCAAAATGTAATTCTTTCATTTTTATCTCCCATTGATAGCGTCTTTAATAGACTCGCTCAATCTACAATTAATGGACTTGACGGGCGGGAAAATTACTACCTCATTTGTTTGAGGATGTCTACCTTGTCTTTCTGCGCGTTCTATAACTTTCACACTCAAAAATCCTTTCCATGTTATTTTTTTATCATCAAGCAATGCGTCGGTAAAAATATCAACCAATGTATCGCAAAACTCAGTACATTTTCTAATATTTTTTTCATTTACATTGCCATATATTCTTTCTGCTAATTGTTTAACTATCTCATTTTTTCCCATTTTATCTTTATCTCCTATTTTGTTTTTTTAATCAAGAGGAATATCACACAATGCTTTAACTCTGTGTTTCTCAGTCACAACTGTAACTGTTTGCTCTGGTGTTCCGACCAACCTTGAGTCTATCGTGTAACTATCCATACCATCAACGCAACCACTTTGAATTACTTTTACATCATCTATTGTTTCCAATGAGTTTGTGTGCCTATGACCCAAATAACACATATCTGGAAGTGGTAATTTTGCTTTTCTTGCGAAATTTGTCATATGATAAACTACATTTTTTGTTGTATCTTTATCACCATGAGTCGCATAAACCATATGTCCTCTTACCATAAAGGTTGCAATATCGCAATCAAGATGATTTTCCGCAAACTCAATATTTTCAATGTTTTTTAAGTCCTTTTTGCAAATATATGGAACTAATAAATCAAAATTCTCGCCCTTTAGAGTTTCTTGTTTATTGGCTACAGAACGCGAATGATTTCCGGCAGTAGTATGTACTTCAACTTTATTGAAAACTTTACTCAATTCATAGATAAAATTGCTAATCATATCTGTCACTGTCATTATTTGCGTAATAATATTTTCTTTAGCTTCAATTCTTGCATTAAGATGAATAAGTCCAGAAATATTATCTCCGCCCAATATCAAATAAGCATTTTCTGATTGATACATTCTCTGTATATCTAAAATTTCATTAAGAAACCTTTGCAATCTATCCTTCAAAATATTAGTATTAAATTTGTTAAAAGGAGAATCTATATTTACGCCACAATGAATATCTGTCAGATGAATGATTAAATCATTATCGCTACTATCAACAGTGTGTGGCTCATAATCGAATTTAATAGGCTGGTATTTTTCAATAGCATATTTAACAATATCAAACATTGACTCGCGGCGACCTTCTTCACGAAGAACTTTATTGAGAGCCGTCCTTTCATCCCAGAGTTTTTGCTTTTCTTTGCGTACTTCATGCTTTGCTTCTCTTAATTCTGCAATATATGTGTCCTCTGAAAATTTACTGAACGTACCAGCTTCATAAAATTGTTTAGCTTGTTGATATGGTTTTCTGTAAGCAGCTTCGCTTCGATATTCAGAAACGTCCTCGCGGAACTCTTTATTCATTATATCAGCAATTTCTTCCCAACTAAAATCTACTAAACCGTTATCTTTGGCTTGTCCGAGCCGCCACAAAAATTGCCTCTCGTTTTCATCATCTAATCTCTTAAACAATCATTTTCCACCTTTCTGAATCCAGCGGAAAATAATCCGCAAGACTTAAATAATTTCATATAATGTACAATCTTTGCCTACTATATAATCGACAACCCCCAGATTTTTACCTTCTTCTGGCAAGAAAAACCATTCTCTGCGGGAGTTCTTATCAAAAACTTCTTCCGATATTTTGCTGTGTTCCAATACAAATTCTTTTGTGCCTTGTTCAACCTGATTATAATGAAAATCAAAATGGTCTTTGAATTTTGCCATACTATTTCCCATGCTGATTGAACCTTCATGTAACAGAAATTCACTATGAGCCATTGAATATCTTTTATGTCCGGCAATATAAATCAAAAATGCCATCGAAAAACAACAACCGATATTAACCGTATAAATCGGTGTTTTAGAAACACAAATAGCGTCTATCAGGCTATATCCATCAATTATATCTCCGCCCAATGAATTAATGTAAATGATAATTGGCTTACGTTTTTCCGTTGGGACATCTTTATCAAGCGCATTATATCTAAAAATATGATATACAGCATTTTCTACAACGCTTTCATCAATATCATTGTTTATATAAATATGCCGCGAATATTCATCTTCCATTGCAAATTTATCAGCATAAGTGTAATTAAATGATTCGGCATAACCGTATTCCTGTACTTCATTATTTTCGCCCATATTATTCTCCTTATAACCGCACCATCATTCCTTTGAACGATTGGATAACGCGGTAAGTATTATTTTTCTTAGAAATTTCATCTGCCAATTTTTCAGCCAAACATTTTTTAGCTTCTGCCGAACCATGCACCAAAATTAATTTATTTGTTTTCAATGAACTTCCGTACTTTATTAAATCATTAAACCCAGCATGACTGCTAAAAGTAGAAAGTGTAATGCAATCTGCTCTATTTGGAATTTGTTCTCCATTTATTTTAATAAATTTGTTATCCCTATAATTTTTAATTCGATATGATAAATAAGACGGATTATCTCCTGTATATCCAGAAAATATAACCATTGAATTTTGGTTTCTTAGATATTTTTGCAAATAACGAACTATTCTTCCATTCGTGCAAAAACCAGAAGAAGAAATAATAATCTTTGGACTGTTATTCGCAATCACATTATTTGATTCATCTTTTTCTTCTATGAAATGAACATTTCTCCAATTAAATATTTTCTGCCATTTCTGTAAATTATCTCCACTCAAAAGTTTTGAATACATTTTTGAAATTTCACAACTTAACATTGAATCTACAAAAATAGGCGTACAGAAGTCATCCTGTGCGCCATAAATTTCATATAGTGTTGTTAATAATTCTTGGGTACGGCTAAAACTAAAACAGGGGAGAATTGCCGTTCCTTTTCTATCCAAAACAGTATTTATCGCGGTTTCAAGAAGTTTTATATCATATGAACGTTTCTTTTTTGTTTGTCTTTTTTCAACACCATAAGTGCTTTCCATGATTACACAGTCAACACTTAGTTTCGGGATTTCAGTGTCTATGACATAATGATTTTTTGAGTGCAATGCTCCCAAATCAGAAGTATATAGAACTTTCTTTGTTTTTATATTATCACGCAAAATTAACAATAATTGTCTTGCACCAATACAATGTGAATTTCTAAACCACTGAAAACTTACATTGTCATTTAATGTAAAAATTGTATCGTATTCATCATAAGTTTCAACCAATGTTAAAGCCTTAAAAACATCTTCTTCGTCGTATAACGGCTTATAATCTCTTTTATATTTCTTTGATAATATTCTTGCTTCTTCTTTCAATATTGCGCAAGAATTAAGCAGCATTGGTTTCAGTAATTGTGCGGTTTCGCTCGTTGTAATAATTTTCCCGCGAAATCCCTCATGAACTAATCTTCCGATTCCTCCGGAATGGTCAATATGGATATGATTTAGAAATAAATAATCTATTTCTGCCGGCTTAAATTGATATTTTGCAGAATTAGCCCTATAACTTTCAAGATAATCGTTTGACTGATGTAAACCGCATTCAAGCAAACATTGGCTATGTCCGAATTTTACAAGGTATTGTGAGCCTGTTACATCTTCGGCTGCTTTACCTGTAAAAAATATTCCATTTGATTTAAGTTTTTTCTTAGCCATATTTGCCTCTTATGTTAGTTTCTTTGCAATATCTACGTATTTATCCTCTAAGTACCTTCTATGCCGCGTGCGATAGAAACCAACAACATCTCCGTTTGTTTTTACAAATCCTCTGTCACTGTTGCGGATTACACCATTTTCAAGTAGTGCTTCCATTTCTTTTTTCGTTATTTCTTTCAATTTTGGTTTAACCACCTTTACATTATTTTAGCTTTTGCTATATTTGGAGCTGATGACAGGACTTGAACCCGTAACGAACCGAGTACAAATCGGTCATTCTACCAGTTGAATTACATCAGCATATACAGCGGTCATTCTCCTACCGCATTGAAGCCCCTTTAGTACGCATACCGTCAGGAAGGGTTTTCATCTTCTATACAACCACAAATTCTTCATTTGTGTTAAGCATACCCTCTATTCTTTTTTATAAGACCCGCGAAGGGTATAGTAATTGGCTCTCGCGGCGCGGCTCGAACGCGCGACAATCTGATTAACAGTCAGGAACTCTACCAACTGAGCTACGCGAGAATATATTTGCTAAGTCGTTAATGTAGTTTAACTTAACTCCCATTGTTTGACAACCGAATTGAACGGTACTTTAACTACACCACACTAACCATAAGAATTACAATGGATTTATTATTGGCGGCTCCGTGGGGAATCGAACCCCGAACTCCGCCGTGACAGGGCGGTATTTTATCCAGTTAAACTACAGAGCCATTTATTTGGTGCTTGCGGGTGGTATCGAGCCACCATCCTTCGGTTTTTCAGACCGATGCTCAGACCTCATAAGCTACACAAACATATGGTGGGAAGGGTTGGATTTGAACCAACGAACCGTTGCCGGAACAGTTTTACAGACTGTCTGCTTTAACCTGACTTGCATACCTACCCAAATAGGGTGCGTTGACACAACTATTGCCGCGCCAACGCTAAAGAAAAGAGAAAGATAAAGAAATGAGAGTATAAATGGGTAATTCCCATTCATATAGAAAAATGGGGTGTTTTGTGCAAAATATACAAAAGTACATTAAAAACCCTCAATTATTGGGGAATAAGATTGTGAAATTTGCACAACTAATAAAATTCATCATAAAATGGCTAACGACTTAATTTATTATAGTATCTTTTATTTCTTTCAGATTTCAATTCCTTTTCGTGTATAATTTGACATTCATTACACCTACAAGTCTTTCGATTTAGTGAATTTACAATGAATTGTCTACCACAATCCACACAAACAATCGTCTTAGTTTCTTGCGGAGTATAAGCCGCACAATCCTTACAATATCTTTTAGTCTTATTCTTATTCCCACGCGTCAAAATTCCGCACTCAGCACATCTTATAAAATTCTCGCCCTTATATTTCAAATACTCATATCCAAGTTCGCGGAAATCGGAAATAAATAGTTCTTCATCTCCGTCATCAATAAACGTAACTCTTAAACTTACATTGTCATTTCGTTTTGGTAGTTCCAATAATCCTCTGTCACATAAATCACCGATATATAATTCCCGCTCCTTCGCCTTGCAGGAAACCCGCGCCATTTTGAAAATTTCTTTTGAATCCGTGTTTACCCAACCATTGCTCTGAGGATTCCGCGCGATTCCGAACTTAGCCAGACAGAGAATTGTAAACATAACCCTCTCTTTATTTGGATTGCCAATACCAGAAATAGTTTTCAACTCGGACTTTGTAATCTTTACCCCGTCTAACTCTAATAAGGTGTAATTATTAACCTTTTTAACTATCTTTTCAATCGTATCTTGCCAACTCAACCTATCGGACTGATAACCAATAGAATAATTCTTGAACATAAAATCATTTAAGAGCATTTCAATTTTGCTTTTTTTGTAATTTAAGCAATAGTAGTAGTATTTAGCAATTATTGATAATGTGAAAAAAGGTTTTCTGCCAACAAATCCATTTTCTAAACATTCAATGGCATATTTCTTTTCGTTTAATACAATCATTATTCTTCACCACCTTGTAAATAGCTTTCTTTTCCATTTAGTAGGGGCGTAGCGGCATAGTTTTTAATGAAACTACTGTCGGCAATGAAATTATATTCCTCAGTATCTTTTTTTGGTTTGTGCCCACTTTTATATGGATATAAAGGACAAGTCTTAATATTGCAAAGTTTTACTTCCGTAAAACTACCACAACAGCAATCAAGACACTTTAAGCGAATGGCTTTCATTGGTGTTAATTTCATCATCAATCACCCCCAATATCTTTTTTCTCATTTCAAATTGTCGTCCGCAATATTCAAATTCTCCACTACCAGAAACAACCTCCGGAAAGAAAATAATATTATCATTTTTCTTCAATAAATTCTTTATAATAACATCTCCACAAATATCCCACGCAAATTGTTTTGAATGTTCGGTCTGATAACACAAGTCCAAAACGATATTGCATAATTCTTCTTCATTTGAACATAACTCTAAACAACGCGACCTAAAATAATTAACCAAAATTGAATATTCAACATAATCTTGTTCCGATGATACTTTACGAACAATGGAATCACACTCATGCTTCGCTACTTTGTTCTTGTAATCACGATACACACCTAATATGGCTTCATAACTAATCCGACTATACTCAACATCACTTTGCAAAACTCTATAATCAAATGATTGCTGCGTAAGAGTAACCATATACAAACTTATTTTTGATAAACATTCTCTAAATGCTTCTTCAAAAAACCAACATATACGGTTTATAGTTGAATAACCACAGTCAACAGGGGAAAGCCTATCATAATAATCTAAAAACTCTATCATTTCCTGCGTTTTATCCCGATAAGTACGAATATCTTCTACACATGATATTCCAAGCTTGCCAAATCTGCGGATTGCGCTCTTATTATTGTTTTTTATGTATTTATTATTTTCTGATTTTAGTTGTGGATAGACATAGCACATGAAATATGGTTTCTTTGTCGCTGCAATTTTCTCGTTGAGTTGTTTTCTCGCTATTTCTTCTGCGCTATCATCTTCCGACACCTTATTGCCGCGCAATGAATACCAATACTCAGGCATTGACTTCGCAATAATTCCTTTTGCTCTATCAATCGTATTTTGTTGGTAAAGCTGCCCACACATGATTCTGTAAGATAATGTCTTGTACTCTATTGAATCAATAGGAAATCTATCTCTGACAACAATCATTGCAGTAACATGATTTGTTACTTCTCCTATTTCATCACTGAATGCAAGCTTATTAGATTCAATAATATTTTCTTCCGTGGGGATTGCTTTTTCTGCTCGTTTTTGCAAACAAACAATCGTCGGCAAATCTTCCGTTCGCTTTAAGATAACTGGATTATCAGTACAAAAAAATGTATCACCGTCGAAATCTGCTCCGTTAGCAGATTCGCCCGTGCTATCCCAATCGTTCAATATACATACTGTTTTAAGAAATCTAAACCAATGTGAAACCGTTTCATTTTTGTTTAATCTCAATTTAGTTATGTTATTAGATATAGTCATTGGTGCGCGGAAACAAGCTATTTCATTCGCACCTTTATCAATCCAATATTTGTGATACACTTCGCCCGCGCTGAGTAATCCAGTAACATTCATTTCCCACATAGATTGTAATAGGGCATAGGGGTCGCCGCCAATCATAGCGAAGTTAGCATTGATACGTATTGCTCCACGTTCTCCCATTTCTATACGTTTACGAATCATGCTATAAATTTTACGACGTAAAAACGGGTCATTTATCATATCACTATCAATCATTAATGCTTTTACATAGTTTTCAATGTTATCTCCAAAGCAGTTATCTTCATTCAAACTAAATCCAGCAAGAAAGGCTAAACTTTTTCTATAATCCAAACCTATAACAGATTTAATTTCATCGACAGTTGGCTGACATAACTCTTTAATATCATCATCTGTAAATTGATAAGATTGAAGAAATTGATAATTGGTATCTCTTACATTTTCAAGTTCTTGTGGAGTTGTTTTTGTTACTGAAAACTCATAATTGTTTTTGCGGCAGTTCTCATAATAATCTTCCCAGCTATCATATGACTCCCACAATTTTAGCATAGACTCCGTTAGTATAACATCTGCTTCTCGCACATCTCGCTTATGTCCCCAAACATCCATTACCTCATATGAGCCGGCAACATTTTCCGCAAATTCAATAAAATCCATTGTGTAAAGCATACCCTTAGTCCAAGCATAGCGAACCGTCATGCCAGACAAAGTATCTTTACAACCAGTCAAATACTCATTTGCTATACGGGAATATTCGGGCGACATCAATCCAAATCCATCAGAACCGTTGTGCTCTATTTCATAATCTTTTTCAAATGATAACTTTGGCTCTCCAACGTCGTTATCATCAATTACATAAACATCTTCCTTAAATTTTGTAATACAATCTTTTACTACAATAAAACCCTTTGGCATTGGCAAAGGAATAGAACCAGAACAGATAAGGGCTTGATACGCTTCAAGTTTTGCGGGAACGAGTTTCATATCCAATTTTCTTCCATTGTCTAATTTGTGTTTTATTTCATCATAAAGAAGTGTATTTACATAAACAATGGTTGAATTTTTTATTCCGCCGTTTGTGCCGAGCAAACGACGATAATTAATTATAAGTCCTTCTTCATATGTAATTGAGAAACCCTGATTGGCTCTATCATAATCTTGTTTGCTATTCATAACCACGCAAACATAATCTTTTTGAAATTGTAAGTGGTATAAGGTATTATAATAATTGCCAATCAGTTGTTTGTTCTCTTTGCTTTTTGGCTTTTTCTTTGTGGCGCGAATTTTCTTTTGTAACTCAAAAATATCTTCGTTCACATTTTTTGCGCCATTTATTTCGTCAATGAATCTTAAACATTGACTATCATTCAAAGCCACAATAACGCTTGGGCAGTTCTTCCAAGCCATATTAAGCGGAAGGTTCAATTTCCATTTACTCCGCTTTAACATTTTGCTCTCTATTTTGTATATGAGCTTATGTGGACTTTTTTGCTCCACTCACATACCTCCTATATAGGCTAAACCTTTTCTCTGAGTTCTACCGTGAACTCTGCCGTGCCGGTATAATTACCAGCCTTAAAATGAGATTCATTGTCATTAATCATCATAAATCCTGTCTTAGATACCGTATCGCCATCTGTAAAATAACCAACGCAGTAAGGCGGGAATAATTCTCTTTTCTCAGATGAAACTGAACTATAATCGTAATATATTTTCTTTTTGGCAGTATCAACACCATTTTCGTGTGTAAGAGGGAAATAACCCTCGTCGATTAATCCGCCGATTGTTACAAATACCTCGTCACCTTCCACGAGGTTCATATCCAAAGCCTGAAAATGATAATTGTCAAATGTCATATCAATGGTTTCAGGAATTAGAACACAATATGTGTCTGGTTCTTTGTATGTAATTGTGGCAGTACCGCCATTGAATGAATCCGCACTTACGGCAGGTACACCGATTGCTGCTATTAAGCCGACAACCATAATAATTGAAATAATCTTTTTCATTCTGTCTACCTCTTTTATTTTTTTGTTAAAGAACATCAATCTTAAATTTTACTTTTGCGGAATGCACAGCAAACATTGATTAAACAATCGTAATCTTAAATTTTACTTTTGCTGAATTTAATTCTGCACCGTCTTGTTTGTAACATTTAATCAAAAGATAACCTTGCAGCGTTCCGGATTGAAAAACCCTATTAAGCTCGATGTCATAATAGCCATTGCAGGGACTGACATTTCCGGATTTCCAAACAAGCTTGTCCTCGGCATACAAGTTCATTTGAAAATAACAGTCATTTTCTTTTGGATTATAAAAATTGACTTTTTGTTTTCTATCTCCGGCAGTAAAAACAATTTCTTTTATCCCTGGAATAGCAATGGCTGGTTTATTATTAACCATTGGCTTGGTAATAGATTGTTCACCTTGCCATGAAACAGCATTACCGTCTGGCGGAAGTGAACCCGCAGGAGCATCGTTCCCGCACTTTGCTAACAAACAAATCAATAAGCCAATGCAAATAACAACTAATATGATTATTGGTAAGAATTTTGTAATTAACTTTTTTATGTTTATTTATAGCCATATCCTTTCTTGAAAATATTGGGCTGGATAGATTATAAGTCCGCCCAATATAATTGTAACACTTTTGTAACCGTTTGTCAAGAGGTAAATATAAAAATTTTTATAAATACTGAAAATTTTTTTTGCATTATATAGTATATATATTATATAATATATACTATTCATTAATGTATAGCTATTCTTTTATACTATTCATTAATGAATAGCAATACTTTTATTTTCTATAATACTATACTTTAATGTTATAAAATAAATAAATTATAGTATAGAAAAGTATAGTATTATATTATTCACCGCTTTATTTTCGGAGCAAAAAATAAAGCTATTTTTCAAAGTATTCTATCCAAAATTTTTAATTTTTGCGGCATAGAAATGATGATTGAAATGCAAACCTCGAAACATTGGTGGTTGCAATATATCATTTTTTAAGTCATTTTTCGGATTGCCGAAATTTCAGTTAATAATCTGCGAAACATTGAGTGTTTGCAGATATTTTTTTATTTATTCGGTAATTTTAAGTTATTCCGAAACTTTGAGGGTTTTCAATTCTTGAATTTTTGTTTCGACAAACCGCGAAAAGTTGAGGGTTTTCTGATGTTGAGAAAACGGGAATTTTTTGGCGTGACAATGGTGTGGGACACATTACTGCCGAGTCGTCGCTTCCAGCTCCGTCGGCAATGTAAACCGCGCCCCTTTGAGTGAAATGTCTGTTTTTGTCCATTTTACAGACTTGATTTTTGATGATAAAATTTTGTTTTTATTGCACTATTTTGTCATTGTTGGTATGTTATACAAAATGTAAATGAAATTTTATACAAATTGTATAATATTAAATTTTCGGTAAAATCACTTGAAATCACGCTTATACCTTGTTTTCCTCTTATTTCCTCTTATTTCCTCCTAAATACTCTTAAATACTCTTAAATACTCAATTCCCATTTACAAATACTCTTGTATTCTCTTAAATACTCTTAAATACTCTTAAATACTCGCATATACTCTTGTATTCTCACAAATTGCATAGTATTCCATAAAGTTAGCAATTACTAACCAAATAATCACAAATAATCAAAAATAGTCAAATTCAATCATAGTTATTCCGGCATGGTTATATCAAAAAAGTGTAAAGCAAATTACTTTACACCTCTAAAATCGTTTATTTTAGCTTATATCGCGTTTTATGGTTATTAATGATTTTATATTGATTGCCCGCAAAAATTGAATACAAACTAATTCCGGGCGTTTTAGGGCTATTCTATGGTTTATTATCTGATTATCCATGCAAAAAAAATAAAAGGCTGCGTGAGGTTCAGCCGCTCCTTGCTCACGTCTCAGGCAGGGCAGCAGACCTTCCGGCGGCTGCGTGAGGTTCAGCCGCTCCTTGCTCACGTCTCAGGCAGGGCAGCAGACCTTCCGGCGGCTG